CAATCTTTATTTAATCTATCTAAGATATATGAACAAATAGATTATAATGCTGATTTAAAAAATACAGCTGTTGTAACTACGGGTAGTTTTCAATGGGAAAATGCTGTTAAAGATTCTAGAGTTATATTTATACCTAATAAAGATGGTAGATTTAAAATATCATGGGTACCACCTGTTAATCTACAAAATAGATTTATAATTAAAAATGGCAAAAAATACCCTGGTAATGAGCATTGTGGAGCTTTTGGATGTGATAGTTACGATATATCAGGTACTGTAGATGGAAGAGGTTCTAATGGGTCTTTACATGGCTTAACTAAGTTTAGTATGGAAGATGTTCCACCAGATCATTTCTTTTTAGAGTATATAGCTAGACCACAAACTGCGGAGATATTTTTTGAAGATGTACTAATGGCTTGTGTATTTTATGGTATGCCTATATTGGCTGAAAATAATAAACCAAGGTTGTTGTACCATTTTAAAATAAGAGGTTATAGAGGTTACTCTATGAATAGACCAGATAGATTATATAATAAACTATCAACAACTGAGAGAGAAATAGGTGGAATACCTAATTCAAGTGAAGATATAAAACAAGCCCACGCCGCTGCTATAGAAACATACATCAATACTAAAGTAGGATTAAAAGAAGACGGTTATGGTGACATGTATTTTCAAAGAACACTGGAAGACTGGGCTAGATTTAATATAAATAATAGAACAAAACATGATGCTTCTATAAGCTCTGGATTAGCTTTAATGGCTTGTAATAAAAATAGGTATATACCTAGAGCTAAAGTTCAATTACAGACTGTAGATTTAGGTTTTAAAAAATACGACAATAAAGGCGCTATGTCTAAAATAATAAGATAAATGAGAATACAGACTAATACTAACAGTTCATTTCCAAGCCAAGTAGTAAGTGAGGAAGAAAAATCCAGCTTAGACTACGGTATACAGGTAGGTAGAGCTATCGAAGGTGAATGGTTTCAGGAAGGTAGGGCTGGTAATAGGTATGTTCAATCTTATGCTACTTTTCATAGATTAAGATTATATGCTAGAGGAGAACAAAGTGTTCAAAAATACAAAGATGAATTATCTATAAATGGAGATTTATCTTATCTTAATTTAGACTGGAAGCCGGTAGCCGTTATATCAAAGTTTGTAGATATAGTTGTAAACGGCATGTCTAACAAGTTGTATGATATAACTACTTTTGCTCAAGATCCTTTCTCTACAAAAAGTAGAACAGACTACGCTGCTGCTGTAGAAAGAGATATGAACACTAAGGAAGCGTTGCAAAACATACAGCAAAATTTAGGTATGGATTTTTCTGCAACTGGAGATTTAGAAGCTTTGCCTCAAAGTAAAGAAGAGCTTGATATTCACATGCAAATGACTTACAAGCAGAACGTTGAAATAGCTGAAGAAGAGGTTATTAACAATGTATTAAGTGCTAATAAGTATGATCAAACAAAAAGAAGAATAGCTTATGACTTAACAGTTTTAGGTATAGGAGCTTCAAAAACAAGATTTGATGAGTCTGAAGGAATAAAAATAGAATACGTTGACCCAGCTCGTATAGTTTACTCGTATACAGAAGACCCAAACTTTGAAGACATATACTATGTAGGAGAAGTTAAAGCTATAACTATAGCTGAGTTAAAAAAACAATTTCCAAATATACCAGACGAAGAACTTCAAAAAATACAAAACATGCCGGGTAATTCTCAGTATGTTACTGGCTGGGCGAACTATGATCAGAACACTGTGCAAGTAATGTACTTTGAATACAAAACTTATATTGATCAAGTATTTAAAATAAAGAAAACAGATCAAGGTTTAGAAAAGACATTAGAAAAACCAGACACATTTAATCCGCCAGAAAACGACAACTTCGATAGAGTTTCTAGGTCTATAGAAGTTTTATACACTGGTGCTAAAGTTCTTGGTAATAATTACATGCTGGAGTGGAAGATGGCAGAGAATATGACCAGACCTACAGCTGATACAACTAAAGTAGATATGAATTACTGTATATCTGCACCTAGAATGTATAAAGGTCGTATAGAATCTTTAGTGAGTAAAATTACTGGATTTGCTGATATGATTCAATTAACACATTTAAAGCTACAGCAAGTAATGTCTAGAATAGTACCAGACGGTGTGTTTTTAGATATGGATGGATTAGCTGAAGTTGATTTAGGTAATGGCACAAACTACAACCCAGCAGAAGCTTTAAATATGTACTTTCAAACAGGTTCTATTGTTGGTAGATCACTAACACAAGATGGTGAATTAAATAGGGGTAAAGTACCTATTCAAGAATTATCATCGTCATCTGGTCAAGCTAAAATACAAAGTTTAATTGGTACATACCAATACTATCTACAAATGATAAGAGATGTTACTGGTTTAAACGAGGCAAGAGATGGTAGTGCTCCAGATAAAGATGCTTTACTTGGATTACAAAAAATGGCGGCCAATGCCTCTAATACAGCTACAAAGCATTTATTAGAGTCGTTGTTGTACTTAACAGTTAGAACATGTGAAAATATAAGTTTAAAAGTTGCTGATTTAATACAAAATCCTTTAACTGAAAACTCATTAATAAACTCTATAAGTACATTTAATGTTAAAACGTTAGAAGAATTAATGAATCTACAGCTACATGATTTTGGTATTTATATACAGCTAGAGCCTGAAGAAGAAGAAAAAGCCTTGTTAGAACAAAACATACAAATGGCTTTACAAACAGGTGCTATTGCTTTGTCAGATGCTATTGACATTAGAGAGATTAAAAATAGTAAACTAGCTAATCAGTTTATAAAACTTAGACAAACTCAAAAACTACAAAGAGAGCAAGAACAGCAACAAGCTAATATTCAAGCGCAGGCTCAAGCTAACGCAGAGTCTGCAGAAAAAGCAGCTATGTTTGAAGTTCAAAAACAACAAGCTTTAACTCAGGAAAAAGTAAGTATAGAGCAAGCTAAATCTCAGTTTGAAATACAAAGAATGGAAGCTGAAGCTCAAATAAAAAGAGAGTTAATGGCTGAAGAGTTTAATTATCAAATGCAATTAGCTCAAGCAACTGCAAAAGTTCAACAGCAAAAAGAAAGTGAAATAGAAGATAGAAAAGATAAAAGAGTAAAAATACAAGGAACTCAACAATCTGAATTAATAAATCAAAGACAAAACGATTTACTACCTACTAATTTTGAGTCTGCTGGAAACGATAATCTAGATGGTTTTGGACTAGAGCAGTTTACACCTAGATAAGATTACAAACAATTATTTAATTATATTATATTATGTCAGAAACAAAAACAAATGAACCTGTTAAACAGGAAGGTGATTTTAGTTTGAAAGGAAAATCTAAAAAACCAAAACAATTATCAAAGCAAAACAACGAGATAACTAAGGTTAGTTTAAAAGAACCATTAGTTAATCTTGAGCCAGATGTAACAAAGGTAGTTATACCAAAAGAAGAAAACAATGCCATTCAAGAACAAAGCACAGAGAGCAGCGTGTTACTCGAAGAACAGCCTAAAGTGGGACTGCAAGAAGTGGGACAAGGAAACGAAGAACCCGCTGAAGATGATAAAGCGCAATTGCCGATCCAAGAGGTAACTAATGAAGAAAAACAAGAAATAGCTAAAGTAGTTAAAGAAGCTGTTAGAGATGAAAAAATATTAGGAAAACCTTTACCTGAAAACATCGAAAAATTAGTTTCTTTTATGGAAGAGACTGGTGGAACAATAGATGACTACGTTAGGTTAAACACAGACTACTCAAGCGTAAGTGAAGACGCTTTAATTAAAGAATATTATAAAAAAACAAAACCTTATCTAGAATCTGAAGACATTGATTTAATGTTAGAAGATTATACTTATGACGAAGAGCTAGATGAGGATAGAGATATACGCAAAAAGAAAATTGCGTACAAAGAAGAAGTTGCAAAAGCTAAAAACTTTTTGGAAGAAACCAAGAGTAAATATTACGACGAAATCAAGTTGAGACCCGGCGTAACTCAGGAACAACAAAAAGCTATGGATTTTTTCAACCGTTACAATGAAGATCAAGAAACAGCTAACAGACAGCATGAAGATTTTAAATCTCAAACTGATGACTATTTCAATAACGAATTCAAAGGTTTTGAATTTGATGTTAGTGGAAAAAAGTTTAGGTACGGAGTACAGGATCCAAGTAAAGTCGCAGAAGACCAGTCTAACATTAACAACTTTGTAGGAAAGTTTCTAAACAAAGAAGGTAAAGTAACAGACGCTAAAGGTTATCATAAAGCTTTGTTTATGGCATCTAATGCAGACACTATTATTAATCACTTTTACGAGCAAGGTAAATCAGACGCTACTAAAGATATTATAAGTAAGTCTAAAAATCCTAGCACACAACCTAGACAGGCACAACAAGGTGAGTTTATAAATGGTTTAAAAGTTAGATCTATAAGCGGTCAAGATTCTTCAAAATTAAGAATAAAAACAAAAAAATTTAACTAAAAAATTATTATTATGAGTTTAACTCCTCAATTTGGTGGTTTAATCCCTTCGCAGGCGCAAGAGATTTTAAACAGTAACTACCTACAATTTAACAGTAATGCAGCTGGAGCGCAGAACACAAACAGTTTTGCTCAGCAGTATTTACCAGAAATTTATGAACAAGAAGTAGAGCGTTATGGAAACAGAACGTTATCTGGATTCTTAAGAATGGTTGGCGCTGAAATGCCAATGACTTCTGATCAAGTAATTTGGTCTGAACAAAATAGACTACATATATCTTATCAAGGTGTTGGAGTAGCAAATGCTGCTGGTACGACTAGTACTATTACATTATTCGCTCCTGGAGCAGCTGGATTACAGAATGTTATCTCAATAAATGATACTATTGTGTTTTTAAATCCTGCAACAGGAGAAGAAAGCAAAGCATTAGTAACTGATTCTGGAGCTTACGCTGGATCTGGTCTTGCTGCTGGAGCAATCGTTGTACAACCTTTTGATAATGTTCAAATTGGAGCAGCACTTGCAGCAGTTGGATGTAAGGTGTTTGTATACGGTTCTCAATACCAGAAAGGTCAAAGCATGAATGGTGCTTTTGCTGTAGCTGGAGCTAATCAAGCGCGTATATCTGTTGATCCTCAATTGACTCAATATTCTAACTCTCCTATCATATTAAGAAGCCAATACGTAGTAAATGGTTCTGATATGGCACAAATTGGATGGGTAGAAGTTGCAACTGAAGATGGAACATCAGGATACTTAT